AGAAGATCTCCCCAAGTTAAACCCACCTTCTCCATCCATCCTTGAGGGAGGAACGTTAAGCGAACGGTAGAGTTTCTTTTTAAAATACTCAATATCAGTGATTTCGCCCAGGTTTTGTCCTCCTGGGAGAGTTGAGATTTCTGTTCCCCTTCCACCTTCACGTCTGGGAAGCCAGAAGTCTTCAAGCATTGCCATGTACTTTTTGTCATCACGGATCTCTCCTGTGTTTGCATCGTATACAAGTTTGTTGCGATAACGCATCATCACATCACGAAGATATTGCTCTGCCTTCATTTTTGGCAGGTTTCCAACATCGATGTAAAAAATTCTACGCTCTGGAGCACGCGATAATCTATAGATTACCAGCGAGTCCTCAATCATTCTAAGTTGATTGAGTGATTTAATTGCTTTATGAAGATACGATAGAGTGTTGCCTTTATTACGATCAACTAAACCAGATGTGCAATATGTAATTGCGTCTTTTGCAATCTTGACACCCTTATCGCCACCTGCTTGTGTAGGATTTGCAACTGGATAAGTAAGTTTAGGTTGATACAAGAAATACTCATCAATTTCAGGAAACTCATAATCCATGGGATCAGGGTTTCTGTTATTGAGTCTATTGAGTGCGTTTACTTGATCACCGGGTTTTTTCTTCTGCTGACGAATATATCGCATCTTCATCGCGTCAATATAACGCAACTCTTGAATTCCTTCTTGAGGATTCTTCAAGTCGATGATTTTATGGTAATAAATTCTACCGTCGATGTACCAGTTACGATAGATCTCATGTGCTTTCTTATCAAAATCCAATAAATCTAAGATATACTTGAATTCTTTACGAATTTTATTTTTAATACCATCACTAGCATTAAGGTTTGATAGTTCAATCTCTACAGGACTATCGTTTGAATCGGAAACAACTGCTTCGTTTACAATATCTTCAATCGCACTATCACACTCTGGATGAAGTGACATCTCACGATATCGTTTGATTAATTCAAACTCGTTTCTATAGACACCTTCTAAATCAACATGCGTACCAAAAAAACCACTACTCGCGTAGTGATCAACCCCGTCCTCATTATTGGGAGGAATAGGGGAGACCGCTCCGGGAGATAGTGGTTCTGTGTCCTCAATCGAGAACCCAAATAACTTGGACATGATTATATTTTATGGTTATCCTCAGACTATTTATTAGTCCTGAGATTATCCATTTACGTTCTGTCTGGCGCTACCTGCTGCTCCGGTTCCTTTCAGGATATTGATTGACTGAACCTGGAAGGTTACAGTAAATTCTTCAATCGTATCAGATGAATCGTAAGACAGATCAATAGCGGATACTTCCGTTGGGAAGATGTCGATGAATTCGTATTCTGCCAGAACTGCGTTATCAGATCCAGAATTGTTTTGACTTTGTGGAGATGATCCTCTACCAAGTTGATAAACTTTCGCTGCTGCCATGTAAGCATTAGGGCTTGTAGCACCTAAGTTAGTATCAAGTGCTGCAATCTGTTCAGTCCAGAATTCCATCGCTCTTCTGAGTCTGAAGTCCTCATCGTTGATAATGGTGATAGTCCATGTATCAATAGTTCTATCCCCAGCAACTTTGAAGATTCTTCCTCTAAAAGGAACGTCAATTGATGCGATGTTCTGAGCAGGCAGGTTTGCTGCCTTACACAGAAATGCCATTTGAGTTGCGTCATATCCTGGGAGAGCGAATCCAAGACCCTCTCCATCAAGAGTAAGTTCTACTTCAAACAGATTAGGGCGAGCGCCTCCCCCAGCAAGTCTAGACTTAAACTGGGAGATAGTTCTGTTTTCTTTTGATGCTGCCATTTTTTTAGTCCTCCTTTGTTATTTAGATAATGTTGATCAAACTGTGCCTACAACTTCTTCAAAGGAAACACCAGTTCTGGTAGCAACAAACGTAAGAGTGATGTAGTTAATCGACTTAGTTGGCTTCAGGAAGATGTCCGCTCTAAATTCATTATTATCGATGATATCAGGTGTGTTGTTTGAAGAATCACAAACAACGAGGAATCCAAAGAGACCTCTCTTTGCCTGAACATCACGGAGGAATGGTTCAACAATATTTCTAAAGTTTGCTCTTGTTAACTCATCGTTGAGTTCAAAGAGTTGTGCTTCTGCTGCTCTAGCAAGTGCCTGCTCAACCGTTAAGAAGAGACGGCGAACGTTGATTCTATCAAATGCAGATGCGAATCCAAGTGCAGTCTTATCTCCGAAGAGAAGTGTACCAACACCAGGTTTAGTGATGAAGGAGTTAATTCTCTGAGGATACAGACGATCTCTCTGAGATTTATTTGGATTGTATGCGAGTTTAACAGCATTATTGATTACACCACGCTGTTGACCAGCAGGTGAGAACCAGGGGAACGCGGTGATTGACGTGCGAACCATGAGACCAGCAACGTCTGCGTTAGCAGGAACATAGCGGAATTCATTATTAAATCTATCAAATTGATACTTATAACCACTATCAAATACCGCGTAAGATGAAGAACTCAACGTGGAGAAGTAGTTAATAAGATTGTTGGTTTGATCATTCGAGTTAGTTACGTTGATCAAGTTTCCTCTGTGAGGTCCAACAACTGCCATGCAATCCTTTCTTTGGTTTGCAAGAGAGATCAGTTTGTTTGCCTTTGCCTGAGATTCTGCCTCAGTATCGCAACCGGGACCCATGATCATGTAATCAACTTGAATCTCATCTTCGTTAGCGAAGAGATCATACGCTCTCATGGTGTCAGAGAGTTCTGACTTCATCGCTCCTCTTACGGTGCCGTAGTCAAGACCGTTCAGAAGTTCGTATGTTACATTACCCAGAGCAGAGAATGTTACACCTTGAGCATCTTGACGGAATGAACCATCAGCGATAGAAATAGGAGCAAATGCGTTTGAATCACCACTAGTTGTGGTAAATCCTGTTGCCTTAGGTGAAGTGCCGTGATAAGCATCACCTGCGAGTGATGGGTTAAGACCTGCGTAGACGTTCTCTGAGAAATCTGCGAGATAATCTTTATAGTAAATTCTCTGAGGAGCATTTACGTTAGAGATTGCATCACTTGCTTTTGAAAGACTCAGGTGTGTTTCAAGTATGTTTCCTCTGATGCCGGTGATGCTTCCGGTATCATCAACAACAACTACGTGAACAGCGTCGTTTCTACCATCTCTGTCTGAGACATAGACGTTAGTGGTGGGTCTTGGTGCAAGTGTCTTCCAGAAGATTGTCTGATTGCTGAGACCCAGAGTTTGCTCTTCATACCAGTCTTTGACTGAGAGAGAAACAGGAGTGAATGACTTGGCAGCATCTGCTCCAGATCCGGTATTTACACCAGCGTTAACTGGGAAAATTGCATCACTATCGTCGAAAGATCTAAGTCCATTTCCTTCAGCATAAGTGATTCTTGTTTCAGTTCCTGCAGAGGAAACTTGAGAAACAATCTTAACTTCAATCGTGCTGAGTGAGGCGGTGCTAGAAGTATTAACACCTGTGATAATACCTTTAAGTGCCCCAGTAAACAATCCAGTTGTTCCAATACCGGGTTGAACTGCACTAAGTGCAGCAGTTACACCAAAACCGATGGAGAAACCAGCAGTTGCAAGGTTCGTTGTATTGATGCCGATGATTTGATCAGCAGCATCATCGATGTAGCAAACCTTCAGTTTATCTGCCCAGGAACCAGGGTTCTTAGCAGCATAAACGAATGATGCATCTGTAGTGTGATTGTTCTGATAGTCATCATAGTTGTAGACTTTCAAAACAGAAGTTGATGCAATACCTACACCAGCGTTTGCGTTTCTCAGATTGTCGTTCGCAGTTCTAACAACCTTAAGAACACCACCGTAAGAAAGAAAGTTAGCAGCACTCATCCAGTACTCGTATTGAGTGTCTGTGGAAAGTGGTTTTCCGAAAGTGTTGATTAACTCTTGCTCGGTGCTGATGTCAATTGCTTCTTCAACAGGTCCGATTCTAAAAGGACCGGCTATTGCGCCAATATTATCTAATACGTTATCAGCTCTCCCTACTGTTAAGTCAACCTCCCTTACCAATACTCCAGGAGATAATTGAGGAGTCGCCATGTTTTTGTTCTCCGTGTCTCAGTTTATCTGAAAGTATTTAGAATTTACAGCACTTTCAGAGGGGAAATAAGACGTGAACTACCAATCAGGATATTCCCAACCAACATTTTGTTTTTTGGGGGTATTTATAACTCTCTTTATCGTGCATTCTTTGCACTCATATGAATAGGAAGATGCAACAGGTCCTCTGTCTTTTCTTGTCCTGTAAAACCCCTCTACAAGATTTTTAATCTCTCCACAAGTTCTACACTTTCTATCTTGAAGAAGAAGATGACCAAGTTTTATTTGACCATCAAAATCTATCATGAGAGATATTCCCACATGTAAGATCTATCACCGTATTCTGCTGTTGTCCATCTATCTCCCTCACTATCGACAAAACTGTCATCACCTAGACCATCATTTAAAAACCCAAAGGGAGCCATGTCTTGTTCAATCTGATTCCTTTGCTCTTCATATAATCTCTTACGAACATCTTGATCAGTTAACTCCTTGAAGTAGTCCATTTGAACCAACCATGCATAGATGACAAGACACATCGCCAAGTCATCATTACAACCCTCTTCTGCCTCAAAAGAATTACTTTTTGAAATGAAGGTTGTCAGTTCAGAAATAATTTCATAATCACAAAAAATAAGTTTGTTTTCCTCAATTAAAGTTTTGAGATTTAATGATCCAACCTTCTTTACAGTCTTGGACATCTTAACACCAAGTTGAGTCTTCTTTCCAGAAAATCCTTGACCAACAATTTGTCCTGCTCTACCTCTCATAGAACACATCAGAAGATTTTGATATTCAAGATCATATTGAATAATACTTGCTACTTGATCTCCAATATCATTTACTTC